TGAGGAGAGCAATGGTTCTCCTGCATCCGTAGTTCAAACAGCGACAAGCGGAAACCAGACTGGACACCTTTCCTCTGTGCCAATTGGTGGATATGGTGTTACTGCCCGCAACATCTATCGTGATAATAACGATGGCGTCTATCTTCTTTTGGATACGATTCCTGACAATACCACGACCACTTACACAGACACGCTATTGATTGGTTCGACTCCTACACCGATCCCTTTGTTCAATGATGTGCCGCCTACGTTCTCTAAGATTGCTTTGTGGCTTGACTCTTTGTTCATTGCTCCTTCTGGGGAAACGAATACGATTCGGTATAGCAATACAGGATTCCCTGACATCTTTGATCCAAACAATTTCATCACCTGTCAGAGCGATGATGTGGTCACGGCTCTCTATGTGTACAATGGAAAGCTCTACGTCTTCGGCCTTCACTCTTTTGGCAGCATCGAAGGCAATACGCCGGACACTTTCTTCTACCGCAACATCAACAATTTCATTGGCTGTGTAGATAACCGCTCCATCCAGGTGCGTTCTATCGTTTCTGTTCCAACTCTTTGGTGGTTGAGCGCGAAAGGATTCTACTATTCCAACGGATACACTGTGGAATACGGATCGGACTTTATTCAGGACTTGGTTAACCTGAATCTTGCTCAAGTTAATTACTCTACCAATAAGAATACGCAGACTAGCTTTGCAGACTTTTCAGGGGACACAAGTTCTCCGGGCATTGATCTTTTAAGCAATCCTGGTGCTATCAATCAGATTGATCCAATCCAGACCTATAGTGACACTGTTGACTGGTTGGCTGGGCTCAGTTTGGTTAACATCAAAACATCTGATACACCCTTTCTTGAAGTACCAACAGAATTTGCACCTTCTCTTGGCGCAGGTTCTCTTGGCGGTCAGGCACAGATCAGTGGTTCCAATATCACTCTTCCAGGCGGAAGCAGCTTTTCGGGTGAACATCATGCAGTGACGGGTCGGAAAGACTGGCTCAATAATGCTGTCAATACTCAATATTTTGCTGATAAAGTGGCACAAGCTTTTGTTCCTACTCTGACAGGAACTCTAAATACCACAGATGCCATTGGCTTCCGTGCATATTGGGCTAATAGCTCAGGCAACTGGACGATGACTATTTCCATCAATTCAGATGCAGGTGGTCAGCCAGGGAGTGCATTAGCATCTCAGGCGTATACCTTTGGTACTGTATTTGATACTCAGCAAACCGTTCCAGCTACGACATTCAATGTAGGACTAACTGGCGGGACAAAGTATTGGATCGTTCTTGCCATCACACCCAAAAGCAATGATGGTCAGTTCTCTTCAATTGATACAGGCACTGGCTGGTCTGCTTCCAATCCCATGATGGGATCAAATCTTGGTGGAGTGTGGAGCAATCTCTTTCCCCCGGCGTCTCCTTCACTGCAGCAAATGGCTGGTGGATATAGCTATACGACCACACCTGTGGCTGAGTCAGGGACTTGGACTTCACCCATCTATGACAGCGGAGCAGCTGATGGTATCTCTGCAACCATTATTGAGGCTGGTAGCTATCCTAGTGGAGCGAGTGGGAGTATAACAGTTTTTGCATCTGCCGCTTCTAATATGGCAGGCGCTGTTTCACAAACAGTTTTAAATCCCAATGGAACTTATTCTTTGAGCTTGTCTGGGTATCGCTATTGGCAGATTTCTTTAATCATCAATGCGACTAATCCTTTATCAACTCTTCCTACGATGGGAACGCCTGTTCTGACCTTCAATATTACAGGAACATGGATCAGTCAGCCGATTCATGCCACGACAGACAATACTGGTTGGGGAACATTGAGCTACACTGGGAACGTGCCAGGCGGAACGAGTGCGACTTTGCTCATTGCCACGTCTCCTGACAATATCACCTATTCATCTTTTGGTCCTATCGGTAGCGCGGTAACACAGCCCTGGGCCAAGGTTGAAATCATTTTGACCACAGATGGCGCCAATGTGACGAGTCCTTCTATTTCCAGCGTGACTTTGACCTGGAACCTGACCTCTCAGATTGAGAGCACGCCAATTGATACTGGCACGACTCCTGCGGGATTCAGTGTGGTTCAATGGGAATTGTCCAATACGAATGGCACAACGACTTTCTATCTCCGTACTGCTACAACCTCTCTTGGCTTAGCTGGGGCAACCTATGTGGCTGTCACGAATGGATCATTTCCTGCACTGTCTGCACTACAGTTTGTACAATGGAAATTGGTTCTGACAGGTACGGCTGATAATACGCCTGAGATTACTTCAGTCACTGTGAATTGGTTCATCACATCAGGAACTGCAGGCGTTCGCGTGGCCAGCATCTTTTTCAACAAAACCTATTCAATCTCTGTGGCAACAACTGGCGCTACTGCTAACAATACACTGATTCAGTTGGACCAGTTTGGAAATTGGCGCATTCAGAAAGATACGAGCATCGGTTGTTTTCTGTCTTACTTCAATACGCTTTATTTTACTGATGGAGTTACAGATAGCATTTTCAATGGATTCATTGCCAATACGGACAATGGTACACCTATCGTGATGGATGTTCGCACGAAAGCTTGGAATTCATCCAATGACCTGTTCCTTAAAGTTCCCAGAGCCTTCAAAGTGACAGGAGTCAATACGGGAACCACTCTTCATGCGTATTACTCTATTGATCGTGGAGCAAACTGGATTGAGATGTTGAATGAACAAGGTATTCCAGGCTTTGTTACTGATCTCAGTCTGACAGAATTTGTTATTCTCTTTGTGCCAGATGCTACGACTCTTGTCTCTGGCCGGACACTGATGTTTCGTATCGTTTCAGGAGATGCTTTTCCTTGTTCAATCATGAACTATACACCGTCATTCTATTCACGCAAAGGACGGTATCTCAGCAATGGCTAAATCTCAAGCTCGGAATAAAGTCAATCCGCCCGGTCCAACAGATCGAGAGACACTACAGGACTATACGGCGGCTATTCAGACAAGTTTCGATGAACTGTTTCAGTCGGCGCATGATCACGTTGTATTAATTTCAAACCCCGGAGTAAATGATGGGAGTGTTCAAACGGTATCCATTGTGGATACAGGCACAAGCGTGTATTTAGTTGTGAAGACGAGCCGAGGTTGGTTTAAAAGTCCAGCCTTTACCGCAATCTAATGGAGAAATAAAATGGCAGATTCAGGCGTTGTTCAGAACGGAGCTTCAGGAGCAGCCGCTGGTGGAGCGGTAGGTGGACCTTGGGGAGCTGCTATCGGTGGAGCAGCGGGTGTTATTTCGGGCTTGATTAACGGAGATCGTAGTCAGCCGACTCCCGATCTTGCTGCCCTCTTTCAGACAATTGCTTCTTCTGGTGCGAATGAACGTCAACTCATCAATCAACTTCCTGTTGATCTTCAACCTCTCTATGCCAATTACAAAGCTTCTCTGGGCGCTGCAGGCAATGACTTTCAAGCGGCCAATGCAGCGATTGGTCAAAATCTTACAGATAAAACAGCAGCGCTTTACGGTCCAAATTCTCCGGCAGCGACAGCGACTCTTGCCGCGCTCAAACAACAGGATTATTCAACTCTTCCTGGGACTCTTACAAATTTACGTTCTCAACTGGCGGCCACTGGCGGCCTGGCTCGTGGTGGTGCAGGCAAAGCCATCACTCAAGCTGTGTTAGCGCCTGCGGCTCAGTACAGTCAGCAAGCTGCAACTGTGACAGGTCAGCAACTCACTGCTCAACAGCAGGCTCAGCAAGCAGCCATCAATAAGGTTGCGGCCTTGGATGAGACGACTGCTCAGACTATGCTTGGTATGAGCAAAGAACAAGCGACTCAGATTCTTACCACAGGACGCCAAGACTTACGTGATCAATTGACGCAATTGATCAATCAGTCTAATAACCAGACAACGCAGACCTTGAATGCAGAAGGTATTGCAACCAATGCTGGGTATGCGAATGCTGTGGCCAACAATGCCAACCAAGCTGCTGTGGTTAATGGCTTGGTGAACACAGGTGTTCAGGCTGGGGGTGGAATTGTGAATGCTCTTGCCAATACACCGTCTACTGGACTTCCGGCAGGAGCTGATGTAAGCTCCAATGACTATATGGTTAATGCGCTCAACAATTCACCAGTGTAAGAGAGGAATAACATGGCTGATAACTTCAACATCTCAACAACGCAAGGACAAGCAAACGAAGCCGAGGGTCTTGACAATAATAACCCGGCGATGACCTATGTCGATTTTGGCAACCAAATTGCCAAGAACGCGCAGACACAGGCCGAACAAGCTGAACTCATTAAACAAGCCCAGCTGACCACGCAGCAACGCCAAGCAGCCAATGCCAAAGGCATCAATCCTTCTGAGAAAGGGTACATGTCCAAGGATGAAGCTCTGGCTTTGATCCAGGCTGAACTGAGCCGTCAGAAACTTTTGTCTGATGATGTGAAAGCACAATTGCAGCAGTGGTATGATGCTGCACCTGACATGGTTGAGCAACAGGATGTGAAAGACTTTATTTCTCGCTACCAGCCCAAAGCTGCAAAGAACGGTGCACCTTTCTTGGCCACTGCTCAAGATGCAGCTGATACTGATAAGACAGATGAAACAGGGAAGCCTCTCATTGAAGGTCAGATGTACTCGGCTGTCACAGATGCTGATGGCAATGTCACCTATGAACGTGGTGGTCAAGAGAAAGTTGACAAGAGTGGTGACAAAGATGCGGCCACGGCTGAGAAAGCCTGGCAGAAGCTTGATACCGAAATGAATCGGTTCATCCGCTCATCTCGTGGAAACTCCTTGACTCAAGCGGCTCAGCGTGCTGTGCGTGCGTTGAACGAACTTGGTGAAGGACAACCTCTGACTCCGCAAATGCTTTCCTATATCCAAAAGGATATCTCTGGTATCTTCCAAGGCGGCGTACCGCCTGTGGCTGGCCAGGACTCAGAAGACTTTACAAACGTCCTTCAGAAAGTGAATGGACTCATTGCCAAATATACTGGTGTTCAGGGCTATCTACATCATGATCTTGGTGATCAACGGCAATACCTTCTCGCTCTCCTTATGCGTCTGCGTGAGAGCACGACTGACATGTTGAAGCAAGCTTTGGCTTCAGAAGCGTCTGGATATCAGACGATCATTGATAGTGACCCTGCACGATGGCAGGCCATGATTGATGGGAAGATGAAAGCTGTAGAAGCTGGTCTTTCACAGAATGCTTCCACGAGTATGGAAGGAATGAAGAGTCAGCCAGGAGGACAGAATCCTCCG